TCATACCCGCATCGACATGCGCATCATCCGCGTAATATTTTTTAGCCAAACTATGATACGTATGAACTGTTATTGTGGTAAGTCCCATGTTCTCTATTTTTTCGCGGACTTCATGTTTTAAAGATTTATTATACGTCATCTGCATGATTTGTTTTTTTGGACATACCAGAGGAATTGATAAAATAAGCGTTGTTTTACCAGTACCTGCGACGGCATCTACAATGACATTATGACCTTTTTTTATTTGAAATAGTATATGTTTTTGTTCGTCACTAAGTGACTCCATAATGATTTTTTTATATTATAATTGATATATATCTTTATACTGATATATATTATCTAGTTACGGCACAGGATTATTTTTGTGCGGTCAAAATAAAAATAAATATATTGAATTATCGTCATTATATTTATCGACCAAACCCTGAAGAATAGGCAAAATATACGGGTTCTCAAAATTAACGCCCAATTTCAGTAATTTTAAGCCAGCAACAATCGTTACTATTAATATAAAGATTATCGGCATCAGTACCATTATTCACATCAACAGTGATTAGCTTTGCAGTCGTATCAGTATTTGTATATCTTCCAGTTATTGGGAGCATCGTTCCGCTTCTGGTTCCACCACCTTGAGCATTAAGCCAATATTGAATATTAGCTGTCAATCTGTTATATCCAGAAGTATCCTGAACATTCAAAAATGCAGCAACATTATCCGCGCCGCCGCCATCCACTTTATAATTACATTGGTACTCAATAATCAAATAAGAATTAGCAATTTTGGGCGTATAAGAAAATGAAAAAACTTGACTTGTAGCGCCGTGCGCAACCGTTTTCGTAGCAACTTGACCAATTTCACTAGCATTTTTCATCGTAATATTAGCAACTTGACCCGCTACAAAATTATTGGCTTGGATAGTACCGTCGCAAGCGACATTTAAATATACGCGTAAATTGCCATTCACGTCCAAATCACCTAAATATGTTTTTCCATAAACCATTAAATCATTCTTGACAAGTAAATTACCGGTATACATGGGACGATTAGTAAAATCCGTCAATATGTTATCATACTTTACAATCTTGTTTGTAGCACGTCTGCTAATTACATTTCGCATAGATAAAGACATTTTTTGCGATTATATATAATCCATTTATAAATTTACACCTCGTAAAAAACCCAGATTTTAATGGATTTTCGATGTTTTTACGTAAAATATCTAAGGCAAGGTTCTCTCAACTATACAAAATAAAGTCCGAAAATTTTAAAAAGTGGACAAGAATTTATGTCCATTTTTCAAAAAGCTAGAATAGAATTTTAAAAAGGGTCGTTGTGACTGACATGCTAACAAACATGAAAAAACACCAAAAAAGCCCGCTGCATATTTTGACTGCATAAATAAAAGTGCACAGCTGCACAGATTAGAAATGTTACGCATAATATGTAATTTTAAAAATATTAATACGTGTCTTACGAGTTATGCTGCAAAAAATGTTTTAATATTATTTATAATTATCGTTTTATAACTGTGCAGTTGCACAGATTTTCTGTGCACTTTAGGAAAATCTGTGCACTAAATAATTTTGCGTTAAACTATATAAAATATTATAATTATAGTTTATAATGGAAAATAAGAGAACCAGAAAGTTTCACTATGAGTTGGATTATTCTCAAGATATAATAGAAAAAATTAAAAATATAGAATGTCGCTATCAAGTATTTGGTATTGAGAACAAAACTAAAATAAAAGGGTTCATTTATTTTATAAATCCTAGAACTCCAAGCAATATTAAAAAAACTTGTTTTCATAATAAAGTAGTATTTACAAACTTAAACGATGATGTATCAAACGATTATTATAAGGATTTGGAGAACATTTGGGAATCTGGTAAAATGCCAACGCATGGTAAAGCAAAAAGTCCGATTATTAGTGTTGAAATGATACATAACCTAGCAAAGGAAATCGCCGCTGCAGAGGAGCCTACGTTTTCGAGCGCGCTAATAAATCAACACAATGTTTTATTAGAGCAAAATAGTTCTCTGCTTGAACATAGCAAAGAAATGTGTACATTTTTAATGAAGCAGAACCAACAACTCTTAGAAGAAAATAAGCAGTTAAAACAGGCGCCGACAACAATTACAAATAATATTGAGAAGGTTGAGAACAATATTGAGAACAAAACAATAAATTTTAATGTATTTTTAAACGAAGAATGTAAGAATGCAATTACACTCAATGATTTCGTAAACTCACTCAAAATAGAAGATTCAGACCTGTTTTGTGCTAAGGAGCGTGGACTAACTGAGGCAATTACTAATATTATAGAGCGTGGATTAAAGAACTGTGACATAAATTCGAGACCATTACATTGTACCGATACTAAGCGCGAGACACTGCATATTAAGGACCAAAGTGGCTGGATAAAGGAATCGGGAGCGGATTCAAAACATATGAAAAATGCTATTACACGAATATCAAATAAAAATATTCGTAAATTATCGCAGTATGTCCAAGAACACCCAGAAGGATTTAATAATGTTCAGTCACCAAACTATGAAGAATGTTTACAGATGATGAGAGGGGTTTATGGAGCAGATGAAGATTCCGACAAAACAGAAAAGAAGGTCATTAAAAATATCGCAAAATCGGTATATGTTAATAAGGCAAACATAAGTGATGATTAGCGGGCTTTTCTTGTGCGATTTGGTTTAAAATCTTTATTATACATGATAGCACGTAATAGTTTCATTTGTCTTTTTGCTTTATCAGCAGTAGTGCATTTTGAGAACACGCGTTTATTTTTTTTATTTGTTACGCGGTAACATGGTTTTCCGCGAACTTTACGAGTTCTATATGGCATAGGTGGCATTATATATTAAGTAAATAAAATAAAATAGAATAAAAATAATTAGTTTATTCTATTTACATATGAACAGAGTAGAACAAATGGAAGCTATCCAGAGTAAAGCTTTTGAACTATTCAAAAGAAAAAACACCGATTATGGAGATGCGTTTGCTAAATACGGAGTAATTGGTGTTTTAATGCGCATTGAAGATAAGATACAACGGTCATTATCGATTACAAAAAATGGGGTTAATCTAGTGAATGACGAAGGAATTCGAGACACACTCTTAGATTTACATAATTATGCAGCCATGGCCCTAATGCTATTAGATGAAACACACGATTTATAAATCATATAATAATTTTAACTTCAAACAAAATGAGAAATTCGACCCATTCATTTGTAAAATACGACCGTATTCATCAAATAAACGGATTCGCATACGTTGGATATCTACGGGTCCAAAATATTGACGAGGTTCTGTAACGACAGTTAATTCGTTCTCCATAATAAGACTAAGATGAGAACCTTTTATAGAAATACGAGCCATAACATCGTCATTTAATATGGATTGATTAAATACACTTACAAATGGATTGTTTGAATTTTTATTAAAATCGTCAATAGATAAATAAATATATCGGGTATTTTTTGATTCAATAACACTATCACTCGTATAATATATGTCGTTCTCATAAATTGGTTTAAGAAATCCTAGGTTCCATCCTATCCTTGTAGCAACATTAACCGAGTCAGGAGTACCATGTATGTCTCGTGTAAAATCAAGAGTTACACTATTTATAGTATCAGCATATTCACCTACTGTATGAATAACAACCTTACCACTACCCGAGCCATTTTCTGTAATATCTAATACAAATTCAATATATGAAAAAATAACGTCGGGTTCTAATAACTTATCATCGTGGTCTTTGGGTGAGACAATAGAGTTAATTTTATGTATCAAGTCGACAGCATTATAGTTTCCATCTGGAATAACAAATATTTTTTCAGATTCAAGATTATTGTATTCATCTGTATTATGGTTTACGCGTAAATATAAGAAATTATTACCATTACTTGCGGAGATACCATAAAATGTAAGTGGCAATTCAATAGCAGATAGTTCCATGGAAACCACCTTATTTAATTTTGTAGAGAGTTGTATCGTAAAGTCGGAACTTTGTGTAGTATAAATGCTATCTCTAAACTTAGTATCAATGTTTAAACATTTATTAATTACTCGAGTATTAAGTGGATTTATAACGCCAGGAAAAAAATCACTATTATTCGTATAAACAAATTGTCTATCTTGACGATTTATAAGTTCAACATCTCTACTTAGTGGTTCTTTAGATAATGGAGTATCGTATGGGTCCAGTTTATAATTTTTTGGAATAATAGAAGGTGGTTTTTCAGTTGGTTTACATTTTGCATTAACAATCCACTTTTTAGCCTCGGTTAAGAATTCAATTAATTCGCGTTTAAATCGCTTATTGATATGACCGCTCTTTAATAATTGTTCTCTTATTTGATATTCCTTCAATTCAACGTCAGTTGCACTATAATTTGAATTCGGTTTTAATCGAAAGAATTTTTCAATATCTTTAAAAGTATAATTATTTATATCTAAATCAAGGTTTTCCATTATAGTATGCGTTGATAAAATAATAACCGCATATTCACGAGAGTGACTGAATCATGGTTTAACGGGTTTAGACACATTTATTGGTAATAATATAAATCTAAAAATCAGTCTCAAATCTTTTCGGGCATTCTATTATAGAGAACTATAAAACATGTCATCCGGAGATTATACATCAGTTAGAAAAATGAAACAAATGTATAGTCACCAAAACGATAATTGCAAGCGATATGAAGATTATGGAAAACGATTTGATGAGTTTATGAATCGTATTAATGAATATGGCCGAGGAGAGAGACGGCATAATGAAAATTGTATGACGCCTTTAGGGTTCAACCATCAAAATGGTGTTGGATACTATCTTCCACAATCTCAGTGCGATAACGATGCGCCTAATGTGCCGCCTGGCCTTCGTACAAAGACGAGCCAATTAATTGCGACAAACCGATATCACACAAAGACAATAAAAGCATACAGAATAACACCAATTAAACATGGGTTTGTAACATTTACAGTAGACGTACATTTACATAATTTTGTGGTTAATAGCAGTATTAGCTGTTATAGCGATTCAAATATGAATAACTTTTTTGAAGGAAATATTAATGAATATAACAGTATTACCGGTGAAATAACAATAAGTGACATTACTAGTATAAATGGAACTTTTGTAGACAGCGCAATTTATAACCTATCTTTACTTACACTTACACCTGACGTTATTCAATTAAAGAATCGCATGAGTGATTTATACCAATATTTTTTTCAAGTAGATTTAGAAGCATATCCCAATTACAATCCAGTTACAGAACAGCTCATAATGTTCGGTATGCAAATATCTCAATTATATTTGTATTTTTTTAATATTGACTTATCAAATGACCCAGAATATGAAATTGTAACATATGAGCATTTAACTGAAAAAATAAATTATTTGTATTATTACTTCTTTGATTTGGACATAAATCATAATATTGATTTTAACCCAAATGGAAACGGATTAAAATTATTTTCAATCAAAACGAGAATAGAACAAATTTACCTTTATTTATTCAATATAAATTTATCAACAAATCCATATTTTAACCCAAATTTAATATAATTTTTTTCTAATGATTGTTTATAAACATATGACTATCAAAACCCCTGTTAGCAATTTAAGCGTTTCTGGTACATTAAATGTTAATGGTGACGTTGCAGTAAATGGAAACAATATTGTATCTGGAAGTATCGTACTTGGTCAAACTGAAATAACAGAACAGTCATTTAATGAGTTGGTTTATGCAGCCAGCCAGCCTGGCTGTCCGGGTCCCCAAGGAAACGATGGAGGCCAGGGGCCTCCTGGCCCAGCGGGCGAACTTACAGTTCAAGAAAATGATTCCATAAGCACTAGCATTCTTGGCTATGGAACAAAAGGCGATGTCGCTTTCGGTGCTCAAGACGGAGCATATTATTTATATATTTGCATCGACAGTGGAAACTGGGGCAGAATTGCTCTTGATACAAATTTTTAAATGGCGGTGATGATACTTTACCCTAGACTGAATAGCCATAAAAATCTTAGGAAAACCAAAAAACGAATATTTAGTAATATATTATTTCAATGTTTTATTTACTGCTTTAATTAAGTATTATATAAATATAATTGTTTACAATTATATATATACATCCAGCGATGCCTACGAAACCAACTGGGCACTACTCGGGTCAAAGCGGGTTACCAACACATAACGTGTTGACTGTTACAACTGGCGGTGAAAACACCACTTATATACTGCCGACTTTCAATGGTCAGAACATCACATTTGCTACGGATGTATCTTTAAACAAGCATTTGAATGTTCTTGGCGAAACTACAATGCATAGGAAATTATTTTTACTAAGCGATTTGGTGGTTAATGGCCATACCTTAATAAACAGTGACATATCATTAAACGGAAGATTATATGCAAATAAGGATATTGTTTTAAAGAAAAATCTATTTATAAACGGAACATTAAATCAGATTGGAGATGCAGGATTTAAAAACCGTTTATTTGTAAACGGCAACTCGATATTTTATAGAGGAACTACATTTTATAAAGATGTCTCAATAAACAGGCATTTATTTGTTGGAGCCGATGCTTCTATAAATGGTAATTTGGTAATAAACGGAACTACATTACAGCGTGGTAATTTACAAGTAGATGGTTTAATGACTATAAATAATACCCAAAACATTGGCGGAGATTTATATGTACAAGGCCAGAGTGCATTTGGCGGAGCAGTCGAAATGTCTAGTGACATGCTCGTAATGGGAAATACTACATTAACTGGAGATGTGAACGTTAATGGTGTTTTTACTCAAACAGGTGATAGCAATGTGGGTGGTAATCTCAATATTAATGGTCAAGCATCTAATTTAACTGGCGATTTATATGTACAGGGTCAGAGCGCATTTGGCGGAGATGTTGTTTTAGAAAATGATTTCGCAGTCAATGGAAATTCATATTTATCAAATGGCATTTATGTTGTAAAAGATGTATCTATGGGTGGAAATTTGACTACTTTGGGCACGTCAAACTTAAATGGCGATTTATATGTACAGGGACAAAGTGCATTTGCGGGGGATATTTTATTAGAAAGTGACCTTTCTGTTGTAGGAAATTCATATTTATCAAGCGGTGCTTATGTTATTGGTGATGCATCAATGGGAGGAAACTTGACAGTTGTGGGCACTTCAAATTTAGACGGTGATTTATATATACAAGGACAGAGTGCGTTTGGGGGTGATATTGTATTAGAAAGCGACCTTGCTGTAAATGGTAATACTTATTTAAGTAATAATTTATTAGTCGGAGCCGATGTATCTTTAAATGGCAACTTGACAGCTTATGGAACTTCAAGTTTAGAAGGGGATTTATACGTACAAGGACAGAGTGCATTTGGCGGTTCAGTACAATTAACAAATGACCTTGAAACATACGGAAACACATATTTATTTGGTATGTTATCAGTTGGTTCTGACATATCATTAAATGGTCATGTTTATATTGACAAAGATTTAATTATTAATGGTAGATTATCAATAAACAACTATACGTCAAGTTCTGTATTCAATACTATCATAAATACGGTTACGAATAATTATGATTTTATAGTTACAGAAGATTTATCATTAAACGGAACTCTTAATATGTCGGGCGATGCATCCATGAATCAGAATTTAACCGTTGCAAAAAATATATATGCGCAAGGTGATATCATGCCTGCTGATACAACCATTGTTTCAGTAATTGGCACAATAACAAATAATAGTGACGTTATTACATTTATATCTTCGTTAGATGGTATTTCAATAGGCGCAGTAGTTAAGGCTCCTGATGGAATTCCAAGTGGAACACATGTTTTATCTATAAACACTGTAGCCAAGTCAATTAAAATTAGCCAACAATGCACTGCATCTGTGCAAAACTCATCTATATTATTTACAAATTCTACGTCAAATATTGGCTCATCTGATAATCGCTTTAATGAAATTTTTTGCGTAAAATTAACGGCATCTCAGGGAACAGTATATTTTTCAGGAACCGACCCACAAGGTAAATTTATCGACTATGGTGCATTATCATATGATGAAGTATATGGAGATTTATTATTACGTGATTTGATAAACACACAAGGTTATGGTATCGGCCTTGGAACTGTAATGATGACATATGCAGGCGTAGTTGCCATTGGTAAGGATGACCAACGTAATGTAGACTTAGATGAAAATGGATATTTATATACTTTGGATGTTGCTGGAAATACGTTATTGGCAGGCAATACTAACATGAACGACATTTTACGCGTAATCGATGACGTATCCATAAATACGCGATTATTTGTAAAGAACGATGCATCTTTTAATAGTAATTTATTTGTTGCTGGTGAAACATTATTGAATGGTGATGTTTCTATGAATGGACGCCTTGCTGTAGCTAGTGATTTATCATTAAATAATAGCTTAACGGTAAGACAAACATTATATACACAGGGTGATATAATGCCTGCAAGCACAACAATTGTTTCAGTAACAGGTAAGATAACAAACGGCTCAAATATTATTACAAATTTGTCTTCTACAGCTGGAATAGCAAATGGAGCTGTCGTCAAGGCCTCGTCTGGTATTCCCAGCGGAGCACATGTGGTATCAATTAACTCCGTTTCAAAAACCATAACAATTAGTCAAAACGCAACAACAACCATTCAAAACACAACAATATTATTCACGAATTCAACGTCAAATATTGGTTCATTTGATAATCGCTTTAATGAAATTTTTTGCGTAAAATTAACTGCTTCACAAGGAACAGTATATTTTTCAGGAACCGACTCACAAGGTAAATTTATTGACTATGGTGCATTATCATATGACGAAGTATATGGAGATTTATTATTACGTGATTTAATAAACACACAAGGTTATGGAATTGGTCTTGGAACTGTAATGATGACATATGCAGGCGTAGTTGCCATTGGTAAAGATGACCAACGTAATGTAGACTTAGATGAGAACGGTTATTTATATACTTTGGATGTTGCCGGAAATACTTTATTGGCAGGCAATACTAATATGAACGACATTTTACGTGTAATCGATGACGTATCAATAAATACACGATTATTTGTAAAGGGCGATGCTTCTTTTAATAAGAACGCATATGTGTTTGGCAATACAATTTTGAATGGTGACGTTTCTATGAATAACCGTTTGTTTTTGGGAGGCGATTTATCACTTAATGGTCGCTTATATGTTGGTGGCGATGTATCTCTTAACCAACGTATTAACATTGCGGGCGATGTTTCCATGAACAGTCGCCTTTCAGTATCTAGTGACGTATCATTAAATCGTAACCTCCAAGTAGCTGGACAAACACTATTACAAGGCGATGTTTCATTGAATAACCGTTTATCTGTTTCGAGCGATGTATCCTTAAATCGTAACCTCCAAGTAGCTGGACAAACAGTATTCCAAGGCGATGTTTCAATGAATAACCGTTTATTTTTGGGGGGTGATTTATCACTTAATGGAAGATTATATGTTGGAGGCGATGTATCGCTTAACCAACGTATCAATATTGCGGGTGATGTTTCCATGAACAGTCGCCTTTCAGTATCTAGTGATGTATCCTTAAAT